CCCAAATGTCATAATAATCCTGTTGATTAAAAGTAATTGCATCCCATTCTTTTTCGCGTTTCATTGTATTATGAAAAACTTGCATATTAATGGGCGAAGCTGATACATTATCCATATCCATTATCAACATGTATTTAAACTTCGGTTGTTTCATGTCTTGGTCTTGTTGTTGTTGTTTGCGAATATAATCCAAAATAGAATTACGTGCATTACAAATATTAACCACCTTATGTTTGGATGTATTTTTTCCTTCTAAAATAGTAATGGGAAGGTTCATTTCTTGTGCTATTTTTTTCAATATTGTTAGACTTTCATCATTAGAATTATCATAAGCAATCACAATGTGGCATTTTTGAAAAAATGCACTAATGAATTGAATATTGTTAAATACTCCTTGCAAATATTTGCCACAATTTTTCACACAACCGCAAATATAAATTCCATCATCATATATCTTTTTTACATACAAACCATCTCCATTTTGGAAATACCTTGATGTGGTTAATTCATCAATGCTGGATTTATAATAACCCAATGTGCTAAAACCCGCACATTCCGGATTTACAAATGCAGAATGCATATATTTTTCTATTTTTTGCTCCTTTGTTAGATTGCTATCATTGCGAAACTCTGTGTCGCGCTTTAAATCATTATTCATTTGTGTTTTACCCGGAATAAAAGTAAATCTGTCGGGAATTAGAGGATATATGTCTGTTTTCGATGTTGGCATTTACAAAATCAAATAATTATTAATGTCAATAATAATTATTTGTTTATTTTACTTATTTTGCAATTAATGGTATTTTTGATTTAGTTTCATATTTCATCCTTCATACCTCATCCTTTTATACAACAAAAATAAAAGGATTGAACGACATGACATCTAACAAAGGTTTATAAATTTTATTCAATGCTTTTACTTGTGTTTCATCTAACTCTTTCTTGGTTTCTTTTTTAACTAAATTCAATGAGCCATCTAATTTCAACATTTGACATAATTCTTCTTGTTTTTCAAATAGTTCTTCATATTTTACACAATAAATAGAATAATTACGTCTTGATGCGTTTTGATTTATGGTATAATTTCGATAAAAATTAATGATGCCATATAAATCCATTTCTTCTTCTATAATATCTTCTATTTGTATACTTTTGTCAGTTTGAATGTGTTTTAAATTCTCCGAATTTTTAAATCGTGAAAAAATAGCATTTACGGGGTTGCGATAAAGATAAATTACCGTGTAATTTTCTAATTGGTTTTCAGGAATTTTTACAGAATTAAACCATTCGCCATATGTATTGCCACCACCATTTTTGCCGGTAAAAGTTAATTCATGTGGAGGCTGACGTGAATGGACGTGTTGAACGTTTCCGAATTTATGCAAAGCTCGTGCCAACATGGTTGAACCGCATCCACCATAGGAACAAATATAAAAATTGCGTTTAGTGGGTCCGCCTATTTTAATTCCTCGTGCAAGTTTGTTAGTTGCATCTTGTAGCATATCTAAAATCACATCGGGTTCATTGATTTTGCATTTCACATGATGCATTTCCAAAGTTGTCGTAATAACATCGAAAAATTGCCAACTGCAACCACAGGTCACTTCCAGCAATAATGTTCCAGGACGACAAAATAAGGTATTTGCTTGTGCTGCTCCGTGTGCTAAAATAATAATGTCTGCCGAATGGAAATAACGAACTTGTTCGGCAAAATCCATTCCTGCTAAAGTAATGCATTCATATTCTGTGCCCGGATATAGGTTCGTCAACTCTTTTTTCAAAGTTTCAATATCATGAATATCTCGACGTTCTTTGCCCGTTGATACGCCATTCACTGTTACTTCACTTATTTTTTTCAATTTAGGGTCATCAATGAGGGATACACGACCTTCTCGTTCAATCAGCAATACTCGTGGATATATTTTTTTATTGGTGCTTTTCAAGTTTTCCAAAGTTTCTTTAATTTTAAATCGCTCTAAAATGTAATTTTGAACCATCATGAAATTCGCTTTGGGGGGGAACTGCGTTTGTCGTCCCAATCGCAAAAGCCATTCTTTATTTTGGCCAAATTCTTCGGGTTCTATTTCATAGGTTGGAATGCCAAAGATTTCTTCCCAGATTTTTTTAAAATTACCGATGGTTTGGTCGATTGTTTTACGACGATAAACGTGCTTATATTTATAAACCTGATTAATAATCTCGGGAAAGACTAAATCGCACATAAAATGGGCGTAATGAAATAAATGTCCGCCGACCAAACGCGTGTTGATAATTTTCACCATTCTTTTTCTTTTTTCTTTGGATTATTATTTTTTCATCTTTTTTCATTTTGTTAGGAAAATCATTTCATGAACCTTTTTATTTTTCAATCAATTCATTCATTTTTTTCGCAAACACCGGAATAGCCAAAGGTTTGGAAATATACCCATCGGCTCCTAAATTCAAACATTTCTTTTCAATATTTTCTGTTACATCTGCAGAAATCATCATTACTTTAACATTCAAATTACTGCCTCTAATCGTGCGTAAAATATCTAATCCATTCATCGATGATAAATTAATATCTAACAAAGCAATATCCGGCATTGTTTCGCGAATTATATTTAATCCTTCTATACCATCTTGTTTAAATGTATATTGGGCTTTCGGAAAATATCTTTTCATTACTTTATCCATTAACATTAAATTGAATTCATTGTCCTCAACATATACAATTTTTCCAGCAAAAGAACTAACCACGATTTCATCCATTTGTTCATTTTTATTATTTAATGGACTATTTTCCGATTTTAAATCATTTGATATGGTAAATCCAATGCTAAATACTGACCCTTTTCCAACTTCACTTTCAATATGAAAATATCCATTCATAATGGTTGTTAGCATTTTAACTATGCTAATTCCAAGACCACTTCCTTGTATATTGGATGCTTCCTTTCCCAGACGTTCAAAAGGAATGCCTATTTTTTCTAAATTTTCTTTTGATATTCCTATACCTGTATCCACCACATCAATAATCAGCATATTGTTTTCTATTCTTGATTGAATTTGCACTTGGCCACCACATTTGTTATATTTAATAGCATTTGAAATTAAATTGATGAGTATTTGTTTGTATCTCTGTTGGTCTACATAAATATTTACCTTTTTATATTTTTCGCATTTCATCCATAGATTTATATCTTTATCAATTGTTAATGACTGCAAATCAGTAAATACTTCAAAAATCACATTGAATGCCCTAGACCATATGCTTTTTGCATTTTCTTGTTCTTCAGGCAAATGGCTCATTTTTTCCAAAATATTATCACCAATTTTTAATTCTGGAACTAAAAATATTCTTTCAAATTCAGTTTTATAAGATTTGTTAAAATAAGTGAAATTAAAATTTTTATCCATTGATGCCACTAATTCATTCATTCCATCAAAAATGAAATTCATATATTGAAGTTGGGTTGTTTCTTCATTCATTGTTAGTTTGGATTGATGTTTTATTTATTGTTTAAAACATTTATTTTTATCAAAAAATGAATTACCAAATATCGAATCTAACAAAATAATAATTTTAAATAAAGATAAATATGCCTTCATTTCTGCGAAAGTTATTTTGTTGTGCTTTTAATTGCAATGCAACACAATATCCTGAACCTAATTTTAATGATAATAAAATAGTTAAAGTCATATATAATTATTGCGATAATAAATTAGCATATAAAATTAAATGCCGTCCTTTTATGTACGCCCTTATTGACCGCGACTTGATAGATAACTTTTATAATTTAGATAGAGATACATTGGAAGATTTTCGTAAAATTTACGATTTAAATGAAAATGAATTTAATGAACGTGATTTAGAAGACGTTCAAGTATTTAAATCGTTGGTTCATCGCTTATATTTTCATCCACCGATGATTAGGAACATTGTATCCGTTAAAGCATGGACGCGTTTAAATTATAAAGTCAGTTTTAATCATTTAATTTTTGAAACCAATGCGGAAATGAACCAACTAACAAAATTAATAATGAAAAAATATATTGTTGAACCGAAACCGACACAGCAAAAAGTAGTTGTGAATGTAATTGTTGGCGACACACAGGAAATCAAAGTGGTGTGCTACAATAACATGCGTAAATGCGCAAATAAGGGCAAGAATAAATGGATATATTCTTTAACAGACCCAAAAGGGTCCGTCCAAGAAGGAGAAGATGCAATAGACGCAGTATTAAGAGAAATGAAAGAAGAACTGGGATTTCAGTTTCCTGCTGAACGATATACTCAACCATCATCATCATCATCAGCAGCAGTCGCATCCGACAAATATGTAAAATATGTATTGCATCTAACAAAAGAAGAATGTGATGCACATTTTCAATCTTTGGACTATTCTACTCTTGACCCCGAGATAACTCACATTGTATTGCAAGACATTGTGAATGAATAAATTATTGTATTTACAGCATTAATTTTAACGATGTGATGTGGTATGGTATGGAATGGTAATTTGGTTCATTTAGGATAAGATAGTAAAATAAAATCTTTTTCATAAATTTCATATATTTTATCCTTTTGTTCTTGATTTAAAATTATTTTTCAGAATATTTGTTTTTATTTAACCATTGTAAATCCTTTTTAAATCTTGTTTTTATAAATTTAGTTATATGACTAAAATTTTCAAATCTTAGAAATTTATTTACCATCAAATTATTATCATTATTAAAAATAAATTTATGTTGCGGCAAAAAATGGTCGTGATATTTGGTTTTGTTGTATGATTTGTTTTTCACTATTTCTCCACAATAATTCAAATATTCATCAAAAGTAAGATTTTGAAAATTATCAACACCTAATTTAGCAATATTTTTAAATAATAATAATCTGATAAAATCTTATCATATGGATTTCTTACAACAGCAAATTTATAATAATTTTTAAATCTTTTCGGATATTTATTTTTATATTCTTTCCAATTATAATGATGTATGGCTTTGTTATTAACAACGCCATATCCATTTTTTATTCCTTTGCAATTTAATGCATTTTCAATTGAAGTCCCTCCTGTTTTTGGTATATGTATAAAAATAACTTTCAGTTTATCATTAAAAACCATATTTAATTGCCTATATATATATATATTATTTTTTGCGACCATTCAAAACAACTCCGTATTGTGTATTGTCTATTGCACATACATTGTCCGTCCAGTGGTGGTTCGGCAATACATCCACACTAATAATAGTGGTATTTTTTTTCGCCAATTTCGTGCGTTTTATTTCTTTGTAATGTAGAGTACTGAGACCATTATTGGCTGGTTTCATGCGATGTTCTTTCAAAAGTTCCGTCTTATTCAGACATTTTAACGCCTTGTTGTCCCGCAAATATGTCAATTTTTGCGATAAATTTTTGTTTTCCAAGTCAGTGAAATAACCGGCGTTCTTTCGCGGAGGATAATCTATGTTTATTCTCGCCTGTTTGGTTCGCAAATATAGTTCATCGTCTTCGCCACCCCATCCCCAGAAATTGTTGGGAAAACCATTGATGCGAATAAACGCGTCTCGGGGAAAAGAAACCACCCCGCCAAAGTAGCGCGGGTTATTATTATATCTGTCCCACACTTTGGCGATGTGTGTTATCTTATTGCTGTAATCATGGTAATAGTGTTTTAATTCCGCAGACGGAAGCAAATCCACATCGTGGAAAATGAATTGGTCGTATCCTTTGACATCAGCAATTTCAAATCCAATGTTGAGAAGTTTTCCGCGGTTGAATTTTCGGTCATCATCGCTTTGTTCAATTACAAAAATGTGATACCTAACATCTTTCAAATATTCGTTCATATATTCAATAAATTGGTCTAATTGTTTGGAACGCACCTTGTCGGCATTGTCGCGAAAGGGAATGATTATGGCGGTTTTGGGGCGCGTGTTTGACAGAGACCGAGATTTAGATGGCGATTTTGTTTTGGATTTGGATTTGGATTTAGACACAGATGCAGATTTTACCTTCGCTTTCTCTTTCACTTTTCGCTGTTTTCGTGTGCATTTATTTTTTACGCAATTTTTGTTTCCACATTCTTCATCTTTCGCACAAGTTTCGCCCAATTTTTTATTTTTAGATGTGATTTTTTGAGTTGTTTTTCTGCTTTTTCGTGTGCACTTGTTTTTAACGCAGTTTTTATTGCCACAATCCTTGTTGTCCGCACAGGGCTCACCGATTTTTGATTTTGGCATTTCTTTTATGTTAGGTTGGTGTGTAAATTATAATATACAGCAATATTATTATTTTAACGTCCTTTATAAAATTCCATCCCCAGTTTTATTTAAGATGTGATACGTCATCGGGCAAAATAAATTATAATCCTGAATTATTCCACTTTCGGGATAATACACTGCATAACGTGTTGTACCATTGTGTTTCGCCTTTGTTACGCCAGTCTTTTGTTTAAAAACAGCGGTTATCGGGACACTATTTTTGCCATCTTTTATCGTTTCGAAAAATTCAAAAGAGGTGGAAACTGGTGTCGATGTTGATACATCATTTTCACAAATGGTTCGCGGTGGTCCAAACATACATGCAAAACGCGCTGTGTTAATGTCCGGATGAAACGTATATCCCACATCGGGAACTGGGTAAGTAATTTCGGCTGGCGAACTCTGCAAGGTTGACAGTTCGGGAAAAGCGGAAAATAACCGAATAGTGCGGTCATCTACATGCATTCCACAGACATTTTTGGCATTGATAATTTCTGAGGGTAATGCAAATATCGCAGAATTATTCGAACAAAAACCCGCATAATGAATATCGGCCCAGATGGACGAAACATCAAGCAATGCATAAATCTCTTTGTCTTTTCCCAGATGACACGCTCCAACATAGCAGTTCTCTAACGTTAATTTGGGAAATTGTGGAAACACTGTTTTGTATAATGTTGAAATGTAATCCACCACCATTGTTTCAATACCCATATTCTGGGTCTCTGCTGAAATATCGCTCTTATTAACAATAATGCTGGGTATGGTCAATTGATTATAATTGAACGCCCTTTTTTCCAGCAAATATTGGACAAAAGGAAAACAAATGTCATGTTGGCGACTATCATTGTGGGTTGTGTGCATGCATAAAATATTGATTTTGCATCCCAATGTTGGATTTTTTATCTTTTGAATGAAATATTGAAACAATGAGTCGGTAGATGATGATGAACTTTGGATTGGTTCTGTTGTATCATCCAATTCACTTTCATTCATTTGTGGAGGAATGGGAGACACACTTTTTTCCAAGTCCAGTTCCAAATCAGTTAAAATGATGGATTGTTCTTTGTTGTTATCTTTATTTTTGTCTATGTCTATGTCTATGTTTTCATTCATTTTCGCTTCCTGACTTTCAATTTCATTCATTGCCAAAGTGCGCAACACAGATTTTTGATAATTTACCAATATGCGAAAGGGATGAGTAAATGTTGGTTCATCATCATCATTTTCGGGCATTTATTTGGGGGGTGTTTGTTAGTTATTTTATATTTTATATTTTGATGTAATGGTATGTTTATTTTATTTCTTTGCATTTAATTATTTATTTGATGTCCAGCTAACAAAACTCAAAAAATAGAATCAATGCAAGTATTCAAAAGATGATTGGATAATATCATTATTTTTTTGTTCCAAAAAATAGATGTGTCATGCACATTATTCATTTCATCCAAATAATCCAGATATATGATTACATCTTTTATGTCAAAAAGATAATCCTCATAGGTATGTATATCCACGACACTCTCTAATGACACGGTTTCATACACAAATTTTAGGGATTTGGTTGTGTTTATATTGTTAGTTTCGTTGTCATAATCAGAAAAAAAATTTTCAAAAATATGGAAGCAAATGTATTCGCAACCCTCTTCTAACATTGCGAAAAGATGAATTAACATCTTTTTTGCATTTAAACTATTGAATGTAATTTTATAAAACATGCCATCCATTATTAATATTTTTGTTAAACAATAATATTAATTTTAATTTGATTTTGATTTTGATTTTGATTTTGTTTTTGTTTGATTTTGTCATAAAGCTTGAAACGAGAATTGAACTCGTGACCTTTGCATTACAAGTGCAATGCTCTACCGCTAAGCTATCCAAGCATTATTTGATGTTTTGTTTTTATTTAGTCCCGCCTGTCGGATTTGAACCGACGACCTGTGGATATCAAAGATTAAAATTAAAACCATTACAGTCCATCGCTCTACCAACTGAGCTAAAGCAGGGTTGATTGTTTTTTGTTATTATTTTCTTTTTATTGCAATTGTATTTTGCTATCTAACTATTAATTACTAAATGGTGATTGTTCTATTGTTGCAACAGCAATTTACTCGTAAGCATGAACGAACTTATCATCATCCTTCTTGGCAAAGTGCTTGGTGACAAACTTCTGCAAGTTGAAGAAGGACAGCTCAGTTCCCTCGGGCACACGCAGAAGCTTACTCAACTTGGCGTCGCGGTGCACCTCAATGATACGTCTGGTCTTGCCACTCTCCTTGGAAGGCTGCAGGTTGTGCTCCTTCACGTATTTGTTGATGCCCTTGGTGGCCTCAGTGCGACCCATCATCGAACCGGCAGGCATGCCGAAAAACTCGGCAAGCTCCACGGAAATCTTGGTGGGCTTCTTGAAACCAGAACTCTCGTTTCCACCAGTGGAACGCTTGCGGTGCTTCTTGGAAGAAAGCTTCTCCAAAGCCTTGATATCGCGGGCATACTTCTTCTCCAGACTCTTAAACTCACTCTTGAGAGCAGTAATCACAGTACTCAACTGGGTAAGCTTGGAGTAATAATCAGAAGACAACTGGGCGATAGGGGTCTCGGCAGGGGCAGCATCAGCCTCGGCCACAGGAGCCGGGGTCGGCTCGGGAACAGGCTCCGGAGCGGGAGCAGCAGCCTTAGTTTTCTTGGTGGTGGTCTTGGCGACCTTGGGTTCAGCGGTGGTCTTGGGCGTTTTAGTAGAAGACTTGGAAGCAGACGACATTTCTTGTTCTATTATATTCTTATAGAGAGTTCTTTTTAACTGTTTTTACGCACTAACTTGTCAAAAAAATTAAAATCGTTTTTCAGTCTAATTGGCCTTGTTTTTATTTTTTGTTTGTTTATTTTTTTCCACATCCGCAACCACCGCCTTTATCCTTGTGTATTCTTGACACCATTGGGTCCATCAAAACCGCACGTGTTGACCTTGGTCTTGCAGGTGCAGGTGGCGCAATTGCGCGCACAGGAGGTCCATGCATCTCTTGCGGACGCGACAACATCATTCTCATCTTAAAAGCAGGCATTATCAATAGAATAAAGTATTACTCTATTCTATTATTTTTTTTATCATTTTCTTTCTTTTTCTTTCTTTTTTCTTTTTTCTTTTTTTCTTTTTTCTTTTCCTTTTTCTTTTCCTTTTTCTTTTCCTTTTTCTTTTTCTTTTCCTTTTTCTTTTTCTTTTTCTTTTCCTTTTTCTTTTTCTTTTTGTTAGGAAAACTCGTTCAAAAAAAGCAAAAGTAAAGGCAAAATTTAATATTGATACAATACTTCGGCAATGATTGTTATGCACCAATCCGCTCCGTGCAAATTCACCGTATATCCTCGGTCATCTACTAATTTTATTCGCATTCGGTCAATATCCACAGGCCCAAAATAAACCCTCTTATTATCCTGCAAAGAACCGCTAAAATCTGTATACATTTGTCCCGTCATGATACTTCCGCTCATTTTGATTGGAATAATGCAAAAAGTATCTGAATTATTTGGAGCCTTGCCACGATAACTAGTATTTTTTTCGCGATTTTTTGTAATCTCATTCACAGTGTATATTTGCGCTTGTGTTAAAGTTCGCGGAGCTGTCGGTAATATGGTCGCCGTTTTTCCATAAGCCATGTCCGTTTTTCCTAATGCATGAGCGGTAGGAAATGCCGCATTATTTAGCAATGCAAACTCTCCCATCACCTGAACATCTGTTAATACCGATGCATTTGTATTTGTTGTGCAATTATGCGGTTGTCCTGGATTGTAATAAGACGGAACTGTCAAAGAATTGGATAATTGCGTAATAGTGACCACACCATTGTTAATATGGTTTTGATTAAAGTCGTCTAATACCAAGATAAAATATTTCGGTCCCTGTAAATCCAGAACACCCACGCCAGTGTTTCCCGCCGTTAAAGCAGGCAAAATGGGAAGACGAAATCCCATTATCCAACCCAGCGTATTATTGAAGGTCATATCCTTATTTCCCGTGCAAGATGGGCTACCATTAAGGCAATTCTTTTCGCCCGAAAAATCGAAAAAAGTGAAATATGCATTTGTGGTTGCGTCAAAAGATGCATCGCTGATTGTGGAAATAGCATTCCCTGCTGGGTCTGTGATATTGGTTAAAGTGATGGTTAATTTCGCATTAGCACTATTATATACAACTGGGTCATCGCCCGTGGGCCAACTAAATCCACTTTCCTTAAAAGCTCGGTGCAGTTCTGTAACAAAAGCCGACGGAAAATAATTGCCCGGTGTCACCGTGATTTGAAATGTTGCACCTAAATTGGTTATCCAAAAACACGTATTTCCAAATTGGTCGTCGATTACATACCACGTATACGGGATTTGAAATGAATACAGACGCATATTTAGAACATTATTTAAAGGGTCGGATAAATCCAGGGTGTAATCAGTGGAAGTGGTATCAATACCGCCCGTAGATTGACGAAATTGGCTATCTAAATTAATAAAACGGGTTGTTGTGTTTGTTAGATTGGGGTTTAATGTATCTTGGGCAACATCCACGTTGAAATTGTTATTTACCCCTAAATGCTCTCGGTTCATGGGAACCTGCTGATTATTAAACACATCAATCTTTTGCACCCTGTTTGTTATTTTATTTCGCTGGTTGTCATTGGCTTGCGGTAATGCTTGATACTCATACCAGCGTTTAGTCTGTTCTAAATCGATTGCCTGCTGGTTTTCTAAATAATCCACCAGCGTTGTTTTAATTTCTTCGAAAAAATCAGCCATAGTTTGGTTTCCCTCTTCGGTGTATCGCTGAATATACTTGTCGGTAGAAGAAACAACGTCATCGGGAATTACATTTTCGCCGTCTAAATCCAAAATATCATATAATTCAGGAATGGTATAATCATTTATGTCTGTACTGATGTCTTCTCCGTCCATGTTTATTATAAAATGTTATTTATTTACATTTTATTTGTTTTTGTTTGGTTCATTTATTTTTGGTCTGTTTCGAAAAACAACGGTTCAATTATCGAGTAATATAACACTGCCGATTTATCTATCTTATGGACCATAGGCAGTTTATCTTTTAATTCTTTTTCCAGTGCTTGATATTTTGTCTCAGAAATGATGGAGTTGGAGACAGAATTTTCATAAAAGAATTGAGATGCTTGATTTAATATTTTTAATGCAAGTTCATAACTGATTATTTCTGTCGCCGCCATAATTTCAACCACTTGGTTTAATTGATTATCTAACAAAATGATTGGTGGAATGGTTTCATCTTGACCGCCAAGTTTAAAAAATTGAATTTTCCATTCATCTCTTTCCAGCATTTCCTTGATATAACTATTTGTGTTTCGAATTGTGCTAACAACGAGCGAAAAAAAGGTGGATTTTTTTATTTTGTTAGCTGGGCTCGTTGACAAAAGAAAAGATGATTTGGTTTTTGAGGATTTATTCAAGAGGGTTCTTTTATTATTTCGCCGTGTGTTTTTGGAACCCGACATGAGTATAGTTAATAGTAATGGTAATTTTATAATACATAATTTGATAATTTTAAGAAAAAATATATATTCCATAAATAATAGTTATTCTCATTATTCATGGAATTACAAGTGGAAGAATTACCGACCTTTCACGTTAAAAACACTATTGAAACAGAAACAGAAACCAAAAATCAAAAAAAAATAATGGATGATGATACGACAAGCGTCATTACATCCATGCCTGTTTCACGGGAGATACCGAAATCAGTGTTAAAAAAACCATCTTCGTCCCAGACATCTACTAACAATGGTGATAATGTGCCCGTTTCAAAGCCCAAGAAAAATGTAACCTACGACACAATTTTGGAAAATATGGGTTTGTATGTGTATAATGGAAAATTGCATGAATTATCAAAGCATGTTGAAGAAGAAGAGCAACAGCGCCCTCAAACATATACTCGCATCAATAAAAAACCGCAAAATATTCCTCAAAATGGATATGTGTATAGCAAATATAACAAACATTACCCTGAAACTCTGGGAACCAATTTACAGACACAACAACCATATCAAGAACAAATAGAACATCCATCTCATGTTCCTTTAAAGTCCGCCCATACATCCCCCGCAGCCCAGGAATACCAACGCCGTTTAATTCAAAAAATCGTCCAAAATAATCTAATAAAACGACAAATGAAACAAAAACGAACACTTGTTTTATTTAACTAATTAAAGACCAACAGGCAGGCGATAAGTGCGACGTGCGGGAGCATTAGATAACGTGGGAGGTGCCAAAGGCACCACTAATGTGCTTGCATCCTGCAAATATTGCAGATATCCTTTTGCCTCTCCAAATAATTGTTGAACGCAGGTTTGAATAACAAAATCATTCAGTGCAGCGATTTGCGACTTGATGGGAGTGAAATTGTTAACCGCGTGTTCCAGAAAAACGGCACGCATAATTTGTTTTAATACATCGCAGGGCTGTTCGCTAATTATATATTGGTTATTGGAACGCTGATACACACCCGCACGTATTCCATTTTGCAGGATTTGAATGTTGGCCGCAGAGAAAAAAGCGTCTGATAATATTGTGTTGTTCCATATTCCTGCGGTCGGGTCGCGAAGCGTCGCACATTGTTTGGCCGGTATTTTGTCATACATGGCGAATAAATTTTTCATTTGAGGTTCGGGTTTATTTAAGATATTTACGCGACCATTTGTGCTTTGCTGGGGTGGTAATATTTTTTGAAACATTTGAATTAATATGTGTAATATGTTTATTATAAACACATTTTTTATTTATTTTGTTTAATCTATTTATTTGAAATGGATTAATTTTATTGATTGTTTATTTTTATGGTTTTTATTTCAATATTTTTGGAATGCATTTTCATTTTTTGTTAGCTCTTTTCAAAAAGTTTTTGTGAATGCCTAACAAAATCGAAAAATACCTTCCAAAAAGTTCCGCATTTTAACTCGTTTTATTTTTCGTTATTTTTATCCGGTTGATTTTTCGGTGGTCTCATTTTTTGGATTTTTTTGGAATGCATTTTCGTTTTTTATTTATTTATTTTCAAAAAGTTTTTGCGAATGCCTAACAAAAATGAAAAATACCTTCCAAAAAGTTCCGCATTTTAATTCGTTTTATTTTTCGTTATTTTTATCCGGTTGATTTTTTGGTAGTCTCATTTTTTGGATTTTTTTGGAATGCATTTTTGATTTTTATTTATTTATTTTCAAAAGTTTTCGTGAATGCCTAACAAAAATGAAAATGGAAAATATAAAATAAATATGTCTTGTGTTATTATATCTATACAATACACAAGACATATGGGAAATAGTGAAACCCGTCAAATTAGTTTTGAAGGAGTTCAAGAATTTATTCAATCTTATTATTCATTGTCAGCAACCACTATTTTAATCAATACATTTTCATCAAATGAACAAAATTGTATCATTCAACATACAACATTGCCTAACAAAGAAGAGGAAATAATTAATAATTTGTTAGAAAATAAATCCAGCATTTCTAAAATTATTATCTATGGCAAAAATTGTCGTGATAATTCTGTTTCAAAAAAAATAGAACAATTCAAGTCGTTGGGGATATTGGGTCGCGTGAAAGTGGAAATATACACTGCGGGAATTTTTGAATGGTTATTGTTGCAAGAAATATATGGAACCGAATTATTTCCAACTGCTGGTGGTGATGGCGGTCAGATGATTGATTTACTGAAATACAAGTGAATAAAGATAAAATATTGGAAATAGTAATTGAGCATAACAAAAGACCAAAAATGTCAAGCGCAGATGAGATGCAATATCAGCATTTGAAAAAATACATGAAAGATTTTGAAGAAAAAGGAGATGCGTCTTGTTGCGACCGTGTGAAATTTTTAGAAAAACAATTAGACAGATACAAAAGAGGATTGAAACCATTTATCACGCATAAACCGATGATGCCTTTAACAAGAACTGCAACCAGCAACCGAAAGAATGGGAGTTTGACTGATTTTGGGGGGAAACGAAAGCAAACAAAAAGACACAGATACAGACGCAGTTATAGTCGAAATCGTAGAGGTGGAAGAAGCAGAAAGGGAAAGAAAGGAAAAACGAGTAAAAAAGGGAATAAAAGTCGAAAGGCGCGAAAGTAAAATAAATGCAATTTATTTTGTTTACATAAAATCCAACACATTTAAATCATATAAATTGGCGGCTTCATCAATATTCATGTCAATAGGAATGCGACTTGCATATTTGGATTTATTTTCTATCTTTTGACAAGTCCAAGACCTGTGATGAGCCCTGCGACAATAGGGACAATGAGATGAAAATAAAGTTCCACAAAACAGGGAATAACATGCTTGGTGCATTGCACCTGCACAACATGAAAAATGATGTGTGTCTTTAACATTGGAGAGATTATTCAAACAAATGCAACATGTTTGTATTTGTTTATTCATGTATTACTTATATATGGTTTCTAATTGGAACTCAACAATATTCATTTTTATAATTAATGTCTGCGACTGCGACGTCTGTGTTTTCTTGTTTTTCTTCTGCGTCTGCGCCCCCCAGTCATTTCAGCATCAGCACGGGCAATATCGGCATTCGCATCGGCCACATTGGCCTCAGCACGGGCATCATCGGCAACTGCATCGGCTTCCAATTTATCCACACTGACATCATCGGCACCTCCAACTGTAGCCGCATTAGCCGCAACACCGGTCGCAGCGCCTCCTCTACGATGCCGACGACGCGTCTTTTTACCTCCTGTGATTGTGGCAGCACTATCAGTAAATCTACTGGTGGCGCCCGTAGGAGCACCGCCGCGTTTCCACTGCTTTTTGCGACGACTGGCTTCCTTCATCGCATCCTTGTAGGACACTTTTTTACCCTTTTTGCTCATATCACGGCGGGTTTTTTTGACAAACTCGACCCAGGATTTCATCACAGCATTTTGTTTTCCCATTTTACTTTTGATTTATTTAACGCAATATTATTCTATTTTTGATTATAAATAGGGGTATGAATAAGTAAGTCCATTTTTTCAAAAAAAATGATATAGAAATATGGTTCTATATTATACAGAGTAGAAAAAGAGGGGTACGTAAAATGCCAGTTTTATCTACATTATTGCAACCAAAACCAGCCGAGACACAGCGCTATGTACTGATTTTTGATACGGAGACTAATGGTTTGCCATCAAAGGGGCTTGGCAATGTATCAATCATGCAACTTACCGTTATTGATGCGAGTACAGGAGAGATGATTTACAATGAATACATCTACCCTTTTGCTGGGGATATTTCCGGTTTTGAGTTTCACAAAATAAACGAACAGAAACTCAAAGATGAAAATGCCTTGACATTACGAGATGCACTTTTGAAATTGCGTGATGTGGTTCAGGGGCGATATGGACGCAAGGCTGAACTTCTTCTTCTTGCTTATAATTGCTTCGGTTTCGACCAGGCCATTTTGGAGTCAAACTTCAAGATGGTTGGGATGCGTATGCCTCTCAACTGGCACTTTATGGATTTGTATCCGTTTATTGAATATAAGTTTCCTAAACATCGTTTTCCGGCATATACTAATCATCAACTGTCTACTGTTTACTTTAATCTCCTTAATACAAATCAAGAGGAACAGCAGATTAATTTTCATACCTCTGATGCAGATACACAGTGCCTGCATGCAATTTTTGAGGCCGTTCAAGTGTTTGGTGACGAGATTTGGACGCATGTGCGACCCAGGTACGATAGCGGACACTTTTTGACAACGCCTTTGAAAAATGCCCTTGGGGCTTATTCTCCATGGATGCGGTTCGAAGAGCACGGTATTCATAATGTTGGTGATTTATATTCGCAATTTCGTATTTTGGGTTATTCTAAGGAGGCTTTGAAACGCTACATTCAAACTGAACTGGATGTTTGGTCCTGGCGACGTGCTTTGCGTATAGCAGAACAGATTGAGCAGTTTCATCAGAACTTACATTTTCCTCATCAGCGACCTCAGACAGGAACTGGAAAAGGAAGAGAAGCAAAGACACATTCACAAATTCCAACAAAAACAAAAACACAAACAAAGACAAAGACACAAAAAAGTGATGAAAAGGTCGGTGCTCGACCCAAACTAAGAATGCAGCTGCGAAAGAGAAAATAAGGTATTGACATTATATAACACACATAAATAACACTGCAATAAACATATTAAAACCTTTTTTACTATTCATTATAGAACGGATTTATTATAGTGAATAGAACTACAAATACAAATACCATGAATAATACGAATAATATTGATATTGAAACATATAAAAAGTGCAAAAGTAAGTATGAATTTATTCAAACCAATCTCCAAGAAATTATTGATATGTGTTTAGAATTGGAAAATCTCTTGACAGATAGTTCGGCAGACCCGGAAGATGTTAATTTTTTGAACTTGGGTCCTTTTAAGGATTTGATTAAACTAGACCATCAACAGATAAGGTCTAAACACGAAAAAATATGTAAAAAAATATATAACAATTGTCAGCATGAGTTTGTTAAGGATTTGGTTGATATCACACCCGATAAGTCGCAACACATTAGTTATTGCAAGTTTTGTGAAATGACGGAGATTTAAACCAAGCATTCAACATTGATATTTAAAATAATACATCAGTGGGTTCATTAAATTGTCTCACCAGCCGAGGAAGGGGAAGTGGAGGAGGGTGTCTCCTAGTTAATTCTTCTGAGACAATTTTAAGCAGTTCGGTAATTTGTGTGTATCGGTGATTTTCATTTTCATTCATATTAGGTAAGTTAATGTTTTCGTTTAGAGCATCAAGTGCATAATAATATTTTTCGGGATTTTTGGGCAAAAGGTGCCTTTCATGACTTGCAAAAATATATCTGTCTTGTGTGATAGAACGCATTTGGCGAATTGCATCTACCAATTCTTGAATTTCTTTTGTTCGTTCGTTTTTAGTTCCATTACCAATATGTTCCCAATGTGTATTTAGAATAATATTTTGCATTTTATTTTGTTTTTGTGCTACTTTTATATTTATTTAAATGTGTCTGTTCTGTTTTGTTGTTTTCGTTTTTGTTGATTAATCTGGTGGAATTAGTTTTATCAGTTTAATCTTTAACAGAGTTTATTTTGCTTATTAATTTTATGTGTTATTTATTATTTCATTTTTAGTCATAATTGTAAAAATAAAATAAATTAAATATACCTTCACAAATAAATATAATTGTTTTTTCTTCCATGCCGACACAAAAAATTTTGCTATTTGGTTTCCCCCATACAGGAACTACTATTTTTCGCAACATTATGGGCCATTGTGAAGATATAGAGGAAATGATTTGTGAGTGTCGTCATGCATTTCAAGAAACAACAAAACCTTTTGTGGTGGTAAAATATCCTTTTACTTGGGACCAATTTTTCGGTGATGATTATAAAGATTATATTAAAATTTTTATTGTGCGCAATCCTTTGTGGGTGTTTAGCTCATTAAATAAGCGGTTTTCCAACAACATTCCCGCAGACCATAACATGTGGAGTTATTTTAGAGTTCTGGACCGTTTTGTATATTATGCCTCTAATCCTATTCCAAACTCATTTTTAGTGCGTTATGAAGATTTGTTTGATAACAATTTCGCTGTTATGCGGAATATTTTTGATGCAATTGGGATGAAATATGGAGATGAAATATTTGACAATTCAAAATATGTCAATAAGGCACAATCATCGGGGAACGAAATACCCAAAGAAGAACCCGAACATACTTCTCATAATGCATATCGGTCTTATCAAGTAAATCAACCATTTACAAATAATAATTTACTTGAAAAACTGGATTTGAATATTCATCAACGACATGCTTTTTGCACCAATGATTTAGTGAAAATACTTTATCCAGATAATGAACGAATTATGCAGGATTATGATGCTATGGTTCGCGAACGGAAACAAAAAGAGAAAGAAAAAGAAATACAACAAAAATAAGAAGAAAAATAGATTTTTCTTTTGTTAGGAAAGGTAAAAGTAAAAGTAAAAATTATAAACTAAAATATCATTGATACTTTTGATAATTTAGTTTTTGCTGATGGACCGGTCAGTCATGCTGGTATCAATCGGTTGAAGATGGGTGTTTTGAATGGCAATATGGTCGGAATAATTGTTGGATGAATTAGAGGCATCCAAAAAGGGGTTCATGCCCCTTTGAGAAAACATGTCGCGTGATGCAGTTTGAAAATTCAACGATTCGCGTGGTTTATTCATTGATTGCATTGGCATTTGTGGTGTTGATGAAACTACAAAAGTTTCATCGTTTGTTTTTACTGCTGTATTTTTTTGAAAGCGACTACTTTGTTCATAACTTTCGCCAGTGCTCCAAATGATTTTTGCATTCATTTTTTATTTATTTTGTGTATGATTTTATGATTTGTATTTTAAGGATATTTATATGTAAGAGTATAATAATTTCAAATGTATAACTTATTCAATTAAAGACAAGGAAATAAATTTATGCATTTCTTTTGTTTGTGTGAAACACGTTTTGGAATTATGTCGTGATTGTCCGGCAGAATATTTTATAGTAAGGTAAATATCTTCATTTTTCATTTGGTCTATTAATTGTATAAAATCAATATATGTTAGGCAAATAATTCCATGTTTCCAGCATGGAATATAAATAATAGTTCTACAATCGTTTATATGTTGATTATTTCGTGCTTGTATATTTGTTTCATAATCAACGCGGTTATTTTCGCCTTCATTCATTTGAGTAAGAATATTATTTTTCACAATTTCATAATAATTATTTGTATATTCTTTATAATCTTGTGTTTTGTTGCAAAAAATATTTCCCATTAAAGAAACACAAGCAAACAATCACAATGCAGACAAATAAATAATATAGTATAACTTTATATTTTGAATTTTTATCAAAAATTGTGTTTTTTGATAAAAATGAATTGAAACAACATAAAACTATTTGTAATATAGTAAGATAGGCCTATTAAGAGTATGTATGGAAATAAAAATACCTCCGTGCCTCCCTCCAAAATTATTGGAATTCAATTTGGAACTTTGTCTACAGTTGAAAAACGTAATAGTTCTGTAGCTGAAATTACGAAAAAGGAGACTATAACTAATGGACTAATTGTTACGGGTGGTCTTTTGGATTCGCGTATGGGAGTGCTTGACCGTGGTAAAATCTGTCCTACAGATGGACTGGATTACATTGAAAGTCCAGGATATAATGGCCACATTGAGTTAGCGAAACCCGTATTTTATACGCTGTTTTTGCCTCAAATTGTGAAATATGCCAAATGCACTTGTTTTATGTGCGGAAGGCTGTTGATTAACAAAAATAAACGCAAGTATTTGCTTGAATATCCGCCTGCGGAACGTCTGAAAGCCGTCTATGAATTGTGCAAAACAATGAAACGTTGTGGTGCTGACAATGATGAAGATTGTTCATCGGGCTGCGGTAGCATTCAACCCACAAAAATAGATAAAGATGGTTTGGCAAAATTGACGGCAAAATGGGGAAAAGAAGGGGGCGATAATTACCACGAACTAGTTTTGACACCTGAACTTCTTTTGCAGAAATTCAAACGCATTACCGATGAAGATGTTGTATTTTTGGGATGCCATCCGCAATGGTCGAGACCGGAAAATATGATTTGCGAAGTGCTACTGGTTCCACCACCTGCTGCCCGCCCTTCGGTCAAAGTCAACGCCCAACAAAGAAGTGAAGATGATTTGACGCATATTTTGGCTCAAATTGTGAAAGTGAATAATTTAATAAAGGACAAATTGGAAACACTCAAAAACAATGGATTGGCTGCGGATAAAAATGCTAATTTATCCATTCAAACTTATTGGAATAATCTGCAACATTACATTCATTGTTTCATGAATAATGAGTCGCCTAATGTTCCGCCAATGACCCAGCGAACAGGTCGTCCATTGAAATCCATTTTAAGTCGTTTGAAAGGTAAGCATGGTCGTATGCGTGGGAACCTGATGGCGAAACGTGTGGATTTTAGTGCTCGTTCAGTAATTACTGCTGACCCGAACATTTCTATTCGCCAATTGGGTGTTCCTTTGAAGATTGCAAAGACGCTGACAAAACCGGTGGTGGTAAATCGTCGCAATGTGGAATTCCTGACGAAATTAGTGCAAAATGGACCCAACTATCCGGGCGCAAGTTTCCTGGTAAGAAGCAATGGTGCAAATATTAGGCTTTCAAGCCTGTCTGAAACAGACCGCCTCAATTTAACAGTGGAAATTGGCGATGTTGTAAAACGACACATGGTAGACGGCGACCCCATTCTTTTCAATCGTCAGCCATCATTGCATAAGATGAGTATGATGTGTCACATTGCTAAAATAATGGAAGTGGGTGAAACATTCCGTATGAATGTTGCAGATACAAAACCTTATAATGCTGACTTTGATGGAGATGAAATGAACTTGCACATGCCACAGAGTGATGACGCAATGGTGGAAATTCAGCAATTGGCTGCGGTTCCGTATCAGATTATTAGTCCTGGTTCGAATAAACCCATCATTGGGATTTTTCAAGATAATATGGTTGGTTCGGCCTTGCTGACACGCAAGGGAGTGGAATTTAACAAACAGACTGCAATGAATTTGCTGATGATGTATAATCGCCTTAATCCCGAGGTTATTCGTATGCATTCGAAGCCAACATTATCCAGTTTTGATATTCTTTCGCAGATTATGCCACCCTTGACTTTTAAAGTGAAGAATAAAAAATTCAAGTATGAAGCAGGAGCAAACCCCAATGTTCCTGAGTCGCCGGAATATAATAACTTGGTAGAGATACTGGATGGAAAATATATTCGCGGACAATTGGATAATGGAGTGCTGGGGACGGGCACTAAGGGAATTATTCATCGCATTTGCAATGACTTTGGATATATGAATGTGGCCCATTTTATCGATGATTTCCAAAACATTATTACTGATTACATTAAAATCAGTGGTTTTAGTGTTGGTATTAGCGACCTTATTTTGCCTGTGTCTGTAAAGACGCAGATTATTGATAAAATGACGGAAAAGAAAACACAGATTAAGAATTATATTGATAAGGTGCGACTGGGACTGGTGGAAAATCTGGAATCCACCAGTGTAAGTGAATACGAAGGAAAGATTGTGAATTTAATCAATGAAATAAACAAGGATTGTGGTTCCATTGGCGTGAAAAGTTTAACAGAAAGCAATCGCTTTTTGACGATGGCTGTATCAGGGTCAAAGGGCAGTGCCCTAAATATTCAGCAGATGGTGTGTTTTGTGGGTCCGCAAGACATTAATGGAAGACGTATTACAAATGGTTTTGATGGACGTACTCTTCCGCATTTTGCTAAATATGATGATTCGCTTTCGGCGCGTGGTTTTGTCCAAAGTTCCTACATTGATGGATTGAACCCGCAGGAGATGTTCTTTCACGCAATGGCTGGGCGTATTGGTTTGATTGATACGGCAGTCAAGACATCAACCACGGGATATATTCAACGTAAGATTATTAAAGGAATGGAGGACTTGATTGTTGCATATGATATGACTGTGCGAAACAACAAAAATGTAATTATTCAGTTTTCCTATGGCGAAGACTCAATTGATACAGTGCGAGTGGAAAATCAGGAATTTCCACTGCCGGAAATGTCTATTCAGGATATTTATGTTCATTTTAATATTCCGGTCAGTATCCAATCTGAGAAAAAGGACAATGGATTATCGGTAGTATTTGAGAATTCAACCAGCCATTTGGAAAAGAAAGAAACCAAATCTAAAACCAATGCCAATTCCAAATCAACTTTGGAAAGATATAAGTCGCAACTTAATCAAGCAAATGACAAATGCAAATATTACACAGATTATATGATTGAAAAACGCGATGAAATTGTAAAGTATGTATTTAATTACAATGTGGGAAATGTAGTGCGTGCTCCTGTTGCATTTACTCACTTGATTAATAATGTAGCGGGACAATTCAAACTGAATTCTTATTCTTTGGTTGATATTACCATTTTAGAAACATTTGAATTGATTGAAGATTACTTTGAAAGATTGAATGAAATTTTATGTGCTCCTCCAAATGAAATGTTTAAGGTGTTATATTACTTCTTTCTTTCGCCCAAGGAATTGATTTTTAACAAACGTTTCAATCGTGCTGCACTGGAAACATTGCTCGACCGAGTGGTGTTGCATTACAAGAAATCCATTGTAGCACCTGGTGAAATGGTGGGAATGATTGCGGCACAAAGTATTGGTGAGCCGACAACACAATTGACGCTGAATACATTTCACTTTGCGGGTGTGTCGTCCAAAGGCAATGTCACACGTGGTGTTCCGCGTGTGGATGAAATTATGGCATCGTCCTCGGATTCTAAAATGAAAAGTCCTGCAATGACGATTTATTTGCAACCGGAATACGAATTGATGGAAGACAAGGCAAAAGAATTGATAGAACATATTGTTTTGACGAAAATGTCGGAAATTGTTGAAACCGCGGCGATTTGTTATGAACCCGACCCAAGTCGTTCAAAGTTTTCTGCAGATGAGAAATTGATTGAAACTTTTAATGAATTTGAAAGGTTTATGTCTTCTGCTGAGGAAGTTGCAAATAAAGTAGCAGACAAATCAAAATGGGTTGTGAGAATGGTGATGAACCGCGAGGCTATGTTTCAAAAGGGAATTACAATGGATGATGTGCAATTTGTTCTTTCGCAAGTATATGAAGGCCGAGTGAATACCATTTTTGCAGATTTTAATGACGACCAATTGGTGTTTCGTATTCGTTTGGATAAGGCGATGTTTGATAAATTGAATAAGCCATCAATGACCAAGAGCACAGTGCATGCTTTGGATATTAATGACGATGTGAATACAATGAAAATGTTTCAAAACCAGTTGTTGAGTAAGGTGATTTTGCGAGGTGTGCCCGATATTACAGAGGCATCTGTTGAAAAGAAGATTAATAATTATGAAAATGATGCAGGGACATTTAAAAAGAAGGATATTTATACCGTTCAGACAACGGGGTCAAATTTAATGGATATTTTGGCTATGGACCATCTGGTTGACCCACGCAAAACAACCAGCAATAATATTGTGGAAATATATCACGTGTTGGGAATTGAAGCTGCACGCCAAACAATTTATAATGAGTTGACGGAAGTGTTTGAATTCACGGGTAGTGGATATTTGAATTATCATCACACTTCTCTCTTTTGCGACCGCATGACTTATACATATAAGATAATTCCATACAGCCGAAATGGAACCAATCAGGATAATATTGGACCAATTGCCAAGGCATCTTTTGAAATGACACCCGAAATGTTTTTGAAGGCTGCCAGACACGGTGAATTGGACACAATGAAGGGTGTATCGGCAAATGTAATGTGCGGACAAGAAGGTGCGTTTGGTACAAATGCGTGTCAGGTGATGTTAAATATGGATGCGATTAATGCAATGCCTTCCAGAGTTTCCAAGGTCCAGGATTTAGCAAAAAAATACGCGGAAATTGAAGCCGAATTGAAGGCCGAGGATGATTGTGCGAGTATTTTAAAGCATTCGGCCATCATGGAAAATACAATTGAGGCGTTTAATACTTCTTTGGGTGAAATGGGAAATGCAGATAATGATTATGAGTTATTTTAGATGAATATAGAATAAATTATGTAAAATAAAATGGTTTGGATTAAATTAATTAAATTAAAATATAAATTATTTTTTAATTTTTGTTAGCAACATCAACTTTTGAAATGAATAAAATATTGACAAAAAATAATATATAAAATGATGAAGCAACACATGGATAAATTTTACAAAATGTGCACCCCCGCACAGATTTACTTTGTGCTTTCGGCTCTGGGAGCTATCATTGCTCTTTTGAATAACATTCCTATTGTGGCTGTGGCGCTGAAATTCGTGTTTATCATCCTCTGGACATACATTTTGGCCTATTTGTGCAAGAAGGGATACGCCAACATTTCTTGGTTCCTGGTTCTTTTGCCGTTTATCGTGATGGTGATGGCTATGCTTGGTGGTCGCAGCCCTCTTTTGAACCAGATGATGTATAGAATGCGTATGTATTAAGTAAATGATTATCATTGTGTTATTTTTTGACTGATTAATTTATTTATGTTAAACAATATAAATACATTACATTTGTTATTACAAGATAGAAGTATAGAGTATAAGTAATGCCAAAGAAACCAAATACAAGGGAAAATATTGAATACAATGATTCATCATCTGATGATGATAATAATGATAATTCAGATACAGGTTCGTCTGATGATAGCAGTTCTAAAACAGAACAGAGCAGCAATGGTCGCCAACGAAGTCGCAGTAGTTCAATGGGAAGTGTAAAACAGGGAAAACTTCATAATAAAGATTATCAGCAATTTTTGCAGACTATTTTTCCTGATAAATATCTTCATTCAAATAATGGACGCGGTCAAACTATTTTAGATATGGAATTTAATGAAGATAGTTCATCTTCCGAATATGAAGAAGAAGATGACGATGACGATGATGATGATGAAGATTATGACAATGAAGAAGAGAATGATGATGAAGAGAACGATGATGATGATGAAGAGAACGATGATGATGATGAGGCTACATCTACGAGTGAAAACTCTAAACAAGTGTGCATTAAAACAGCCAATCCTAACGCCAGTAATTCTAAATCAAAGACAACAACTCTTGATAAATCTCTTCCCAAGGGCGCCAAAATATTTAATATATTTATGCCCCAAGAAAATTATTCGGATTACAGCGAAAGTGAATACGAAGATGGCGAGTTTTATGAAGAACACGAAGATGACCCCCTAAGTTCAGAGTCTGAGACTGAGGCTGAAACATCAGAAGATGAAGAAGAAAGAATACATACCCGAAATAAAGGCAAGGAAAAGGCAAAGCAGACAAAACACAAAGAAAAAAATAATGACAAAAGCAAGGATAAGAAGGGGGGAAAACACAAAGATAAACATACACATAAACACAATAAAATGTCTAAAAAAGACATGAAACAATCCAAGGTAAAAAAGGTCATTGATAAATATATAGATATGGAACTTACAGACGAACATTTTAATACTTTAACGCCTTTGGAAAAGACATTTTGGGAACATATAAATAAAACAAAAAAGGAAACTAATGAGGCTGCGGCTGCGACTGCGACTGCGACTGCGACTGCGACTGCGACTGCGACTGCGACTGCGACTGCGACTGCAACTGAAAATGCAGAGAAGAAATCATCATATAACCTTTTGCAACATTGTATTGCTGAATGCAAATCCATCTTTTACGATGAAATTATGAAGCGTGCAATACGGATAAAAAAGGAAAAGGAACGAAATCATCGCATTTATAAACAAATCACTGCAAACCAAAATGAAAAAAATGATGAAGCTTATTTTAACACACTTAATTCTGCTGACCAAAATGCCCTGATTAAAAAGATGCGCGCACTTAATAGTATGAATAATAGTTCTACTCCTCCACGCATCAAGATTTTGGAAAATGACAACATTCCACTTTCAATCAAGGCAATCGCAATGGAAAAGATTGCTTGTTTCCAGAAAACATCTCCCGATGACGGAGATTATTCTAAACTTAAATATTGGATTGATACTTTTATGAAAATTCCTTTTGGAGTATTTAAAGAACAGCCTGTGTCCATTGAAGATGGCTCTGAAAAGTGCCATGAATTCATGACACAAGCACAGGAAACATTGGATAGTGTGACTCACGGATTAAATGATGCGAAAATGCAAATTCTGCAATATTTGGGACAATTAGTCACTAATCCCAAAGCCATTGGAACTTCAATTGCTATTCAAGGACCCATGGGAACGGGTAAAACTACGTTGGTGCGAGATGGGATTAGTAAAATTCTTAATCGACCTTTTGCCTTTATTGCACTGGGTGGAGCGACGGATAGTAGTTTTTTGGAGGGACATGCATACACTTATGTGGGAAGCGTGATTGGAAAAATCTTGCAGATTATCATTGAGTCCAAATGTATGAACCCCGTGATTTACTTTGACGAATTGGATAAAATCAGCGATACTCCGCGCGGCGAAGAAATCACAGGGATTTTAACCCATTTGACGGATACAACGCAAAATTCGCAATTTCACGATAAATATTTCAGTGAATTTGAGTTTGATTTAAGCAAGTGTTTATTTATATTCAGTTATAATGACGAAGCCAAAGTAAATCCAATTTTGAAGGACCGAATGTATAATATTCGCACACAGGGATACGAAAGACCCGAAAAGACAATCATTAGTAAATTGCATTTGATGCCGAATATTTGCAAACAAATGGCGTTCAAGAACGATGATGTGATAATTAAGGACGAGATTATTCATTATATTATCGACCATTATTGTGTGAAACAATATAATATGGAAGAAAAGGGAGTGAGAAATTTGAAGAGATACTTGGAAATTATCTATTCCAAAATTAATTTGTATCGTCTTGTTAAGCCTGGAACGACAATGTGTGGCGAAAAAAATGTATCATTTGAAATTACCTTTCCTTTTACCTTGACCCGCGAAATTGTGGATAAATTCATTAAAAATCTGCGAAAAGACGAGCGAAGCGATGCAGTGCTGTCTATGTATATGTAATGTGTGTTGTATGTGTATGTATAGTGTTAAAATAATATAAAATTATAATCTTTAACACTATAATTGATATTAATATTGATAATTAATCAATTAATCTTTTGAAATAATCAATGAATAAAAACATGTGGATAACTGCTTATTACATGTGGGGAATGTATGGAATATCACGAGGGTATCGTGCTCCTGAGTCATCTTTACAATATAAGACTAAAAAATACAATTACGGCGAACAATGGTATAAAACAAGACGAAATGAAATATCATTTACTCAAAAAATGGCAAGTGGATTTTGTGAGGGTTTCCTTTATTTTGTTCCTGGAACCAATTTATTTACACTTTATCAACTATATACAAGAGTAGAAATTTATTCTAAAAAGAATGAAATAGACATTTACCAATGTAATATATTTCCTGAGAATATTAATAAATGCGACTCATATGATAAATTTAAAATACGAACCGCATTTGGAATAATTCACAAATGTTTTGATACTATTTAGATTTGTTAGATTTGTATGCTTGTGTTTAATTTTTTAATTACACAAAAAATGAAATGAAATGAAAAGAAAAAAGAGAACAAATAAACACAAAGTCAATGGCGGATATTAGCACCACATCAGACATTTATGCGCCGGGAGTGAATGACCAAGGACAATATGTAGATAAGATGCCGACTTTTGCAAAGTTGCCAGATGGAATACGATGCGAATGCGGTTCGCGACGCGAGAAGGTATTTATTAACCAAAGCACATTTAGCGCACATTTACGCACAAAGACACATAAACAATGGATAGAAAGTCTTAATAATCAACAACCCAACTTTTTCAAAGAAAATCGCGAAATGGCTCAGACCATTCGTAATCAACAACTGATTATTACGCGACTGGGAAATGAACTTTCGGAGGAAAAAATGGCCAATAATTATTTGGTGAAAAGGTGCAATGAACTTTTAAATGCTAACAACTCAAACCAAAATCAAAATAATCTGTTGGACTTTGATTAATTAAATGTTAAAATAAAAATAAAATAAAATAAAATTTCATTATCTTTTTCCTTTTTATTTTTACTCGTTTTTATCCTATTTTTGAATTTATTATTTTGTTAGTGTGTAAAAAATATAAAATAATAAACATTTAGAAAATAATGAAATCCATAAATTATATTAAGCCCCCGGCTAATTCTCTATTATTTGAAAAATTAGACAAATTTAACTTTACTACATGTCAAAATTATCAGCCTATTTATGAATTATTTTTTACTTTATCTCCACAAAACTATAATACCATTCATCTTAATCATAAATTTCACATTGTTGATATTTTAGACACAAAAACATCCACCAACCAACATTATGTTTTTGAGGCGGTTCTTCAAGATTGCAATACGCCCTCTCTTTCCGCACAATCAAAAAACAATGGTTCGGGAACAAAACAAAAAAGCAAGTCAAAACCCCAAGTATTAACCACATCCACCTTTAAAAAAAATATTTTCGTGAAACTATCGTCATTGCTTGACCCTTTTGCATACATTACTGGAAAATACTTGGACGCAATGGATGGTGATGTAATTGAGTTGAACCGATTGACACAACTTTTACCTCAACCCAAATGTGTATTGGATACTACTTCTGAGGCAGTTCCGGAGTCTAAACTAACAAAAAACATGGAAAAGATGCTGGATGTGAATAATACATCTTATGTGGATGGTTTCTTTTCTTTTTTATCCAATCAATTATTGGAGAGTTTTGGATTTATGAATGGAATACGATATTATGGTTCTTTTGTTAGTTGTAAAAAGAATTTTATGTTTAATATTGCCGATGATTTGGAATATCTGGTGAATTCCAAATTCTTTAACAATCATAAAAATAAATTGTTTCAAGTGGAGGATTATTCACATTTAATTGAAGTTGAAGAACCCAAACCTAAACTGAATTTTGATAATTTACAGCAATTGGGACATGATTCCATTTTAGACGTTGATGTTTTGGATTTGGAAACACATGCAAAAGAAGAAGAAAAAACCAAAAAACAATTGGAAGAAATATATAATCACGAAGGCACCAGTTCTGAAAAACATAACAGCAACAGAAGCACCAGCACCGGCACACGAAGCACAGGCACTTCTATTTCATCGCGTTCCAGCAAAAGCAGTATTGGTGAAGAAGTAGACAATCAGGAGCAAAAGAACGGTGCGAGTGCTAACCACAACAAAAGTTATGAAAATGAAAGTGAAGGTGAGAACAGCGATTATGAAAGCGGAAGCGAGGATGACGGAGATGAAGATGATGATGTGGAAGAGCAAATTTATGCGACCCTTTCGCAGTTTCCCGTGCAACTTATTTGCATCGAACAATGCGAACAAACTCTGAGTGATTATTTAGACAGCACTAAAATATCGCAAAAAGAATGGTTGGCAATTTTCATGCAGATTATTATGACTTTGATTGTGTATCAAAAAGCATTCCAATTTACGCACAATGATTTACATACCAATAATATTATGTATGTGCGAACAAAGCAGAAATTCATTTGTTATCGGTATAAAAATCAAACATACCGCGTTCCCACCTTTGGAAAAATATACAAAATCATCGATTTTGGACGGGCGATTTTCAATTATAAAGGACATCGCATGTGTAGTGATAGTTTCAAAAAGCACGGCGACGCACATTCCCAATACAATACCGAACCTTATTTCGATGAAAGCAAACGCCGTATTGAGCCGAATTATAGTTTTGACTTGTGTAGATTGGCTTGCACGTTGTTTGATGATTTGTTAGATGTGGATTTCGATGAAGAATGTTCGATAACCGAATTGGTGAAAAAGACGACGAACCCAGTGGCGAAAATTGTGGCGGATTGGTGTTTGTGTGATGACGGGAAAAATGTGCTGTATAAGGATAATGGCGATGAACGATATCCGGATTTCAAGTTGTACAAGATGATTGCAAGACGCGTTCATCGGCACACCCCGGACGCACAATTAAGTCGTCCCGAATTCAGCCAGTTTCGCTTTGGTGGAGTGTTGCCGAAAGATGTGAGGTGCATAAATATAGATGCGATACAGGTGTATGCTTAATAAAAAAGCATATAACTTAATTGCGTCCAGTCATATTATTATATTGGCGATGAATATTTTCGCCACAGGGACAACCCACATTTTTCAATTCAGTGCTTAATGCGTCAAAAGTGGGAAATGTATTTTCAATTGGCCCCATAGTTCCATAGACAATGATAAATGCCCTTGCTAATTGGTGGTGCTGTTTCAATTGAGCGGCAAACCTGGAAATTTCTGTGTCTTTAACAACAGAAAGTCCATAGTCCTTAAAATAACTATCGATATAATCATTAAGATTATAATCGGGCTTAGTCCATGCCAATAATAGTGAAGAAATAGATAGTGGCATTGTTATTGTCTAAGTATTTCTGTGTTTGTTTGAAAAATAAAAATGAACTGATAATTTTTCATTTTTATTTTTGTATGTATTTTGCGCACACTTTTTCGTTCCTTTTGTTCCTTTCGTTCCTTTCCGTTCCTGTCGTTCCTTCACCAAAGATATTTGTGGCTCAAAATTTTAGGCGTATAATACCCGCGACTTTCCCGTACTTCTTTGGCGATGGCTTTTCCGCGATGTTTGGTTCCAGAATGACGCGAAAAATAACGTTGCATTCGCTTTCGTGTGCCGTGATTTTTGGATTTATAAAGTTTCAGCGGAGTTCGGTCTTTATATTGGGCGTATCGCCGGTCGCCAAAATGTATTTTTCTCGTTTTTTTTGAAGCCTTGTTTCGCACGATTGCCGTATATTTTTTGGGAAAGGGTCCGCGTTCGAACCTAACAATTTGTTCTTTCATCATCAGTGATTATACCTTATCTTTATATTATATCCATTTTTTGTCATTTATGTTGTGTTGACAAAGAACATGTCATATTATCATATTGATATTCCAAGTTTTTCCAATCATAATTATCCGTACTTTTGCAAAAAGTATCAATTAGTGTGCTTTGAAGTGCCGAAAAGGTAGGAAATACTTCGTCAATGGGATTGGCATGTCCAAAGGACATGATGAATGCCTTGGCTAATTCATTGTAGCGGTGCAAAGTGTATGCGAAAATCATGGCCTTCAAATGAAACGGGTAATCCTTGTGCCATTCGGCACGTTTATCAATTTCTTTTTGCGAAAGAGGATTTGTGTTTAATTGGAACATTTTTGTTTATTAATTCCTAACAAAATAATAAATGTTTGTTTAATTTCTTTTCTTTTAGATTTTACGAAATAAGGATAAAAATAATATGTGTGTTTTATTTATTATTAAAATAAGCACATTATAAAAATGA